TTGCCCTTTATGCCGGAAAATGCGGGTATTTTGTTAGTGCCGTGCTGTCGTGGTGGCTCTGCGTTTACAGCCGGTGCTGACGGAACGTTCAGTGAAAGTTCAGGAGCGTCGGATAAATCTGAACGATGGGGCGTTGATAAGCCGTTGTATAAAGACCTGCTGACACGCACTCAGGCCGCGCTGAAGGCAAACCCCAAAAACATACTGCTTTGTGTTGTCTGGATGCAGGGCGAGTTTGATTTAAAACAGGGAGCGTACGCCAGTCAGCCCGCCATGTTTGATGCCATGGTGGAAAAATACCGTTCTGACCTGGCGGGAGTATCCGGTCAGTGCGCTGGTGCTTCTCCTTCTCTGGTGCCCTGGATTTGTGGTGACACGACGTACTACTGGAAGGAGACGTATTCAGCGCAATACGATGCCGTCTATGGCGCATACAAAACCAAAGCCGGTAAAAATATCTTCTTTGTGCCGTTTATGATGGATGACAATGGTCAGAAAGTCGGGACCAATGAACCGTCAGAAGACCCGGATATTCCGGCTATCGGGTATTATGGTTCCGGTGGACGAACGGATGCGAAGAGCTGGACAACATCCGATCGTAAAACCCACTTTGGTTCATGGGCGCGTCGCGGAATTATTTCCGACCGTCTGGCAACAGCCATTCTTCTGCATGTGGGCAGAGTGGCAGATTTTGTTTCCGGGAAAGTGACAAAAGCCGCGGTTTCTTCAGGCGGAGGCGTATCGCAACCAGCACAGGAGAGTGGCGATACTCAGCCTGAATCCGTTGTCCCGACAAAGATACAGTCAGTGCTGGCTTATGATGCGAATGCGGAAAATGCCGATCTGGCTTCGCAGGGCTGGACGCTGACAGATGTCAAAAACACGCTGGTCAGTGACAGTGGTTCAGGTAAAAAAGCCCTTCGTCTTGAAAAACCAGAAAATGGTCTTGCACAGAAAAAGACCTGGAAAGTATCGCACGCAATTGATGCCGGTAAGGGGAAGGAGCTGTTCGATAACGGCGGTGAAATCACGCTGCGCTTTAAAATCCCCGATGATGTATCTCTCAATGCTTCTGCAAATCAATATTCTGCGGGTATTTACTGGCGCGGTAGTGGATGGCCGGGAGCGGAATCAGAGGAGGGTTATATTGCGGCCTTCTATCTGCAGACTGATAAAACAAACATCAATGTGATGTATCATGCAAACACCACATCACAGCGGCTTGGTAGTTATGGTCCGTTCGATCACGACTGGCACACGCTGACTTTCCGCTTCCCGGGTGGTGGCTCGCTGAACGTCACGCCGGTGCTTGATAATGCAGCAGGAAAACCGTTTACGCTGACCAGATGGACGAATGCAGCCTTTGAGGCCAACGCGCTGGCAATTACGGATATTACCGGAAATGCGGCAACTTACCCTGTGCTGATTGAAAGTCTTACTGTTGGTGTGAATGCCGTAGCAGCATAACAGACGAAAAAAAACCGCCAGCAACAGGAATGGAGACTGGCGGAGGTAATCCCAATGGAGAATCTAACGAAAGGATGCTTTCGACATCAATCATTTCTAAATGAAAACAATTCTCATTGTCAACAGTAACGGTAATAAACCATGACATTCATCAACCAGTTAATGCTGTACTTCTGTACGGTGGTCTGTGTGTTGTATCTGCTTTCAGGTGGATACAGGGCAGTACGCGACTTCTGGCGCAGACAGATTGACAAAAGGGCCGCTGAGAAAATCAGCGCCACTCAGTCAGCCGGAGCAAAAACAGAAGCCCCACTCATTCCGGAACAACCTTCTTAATAACCCCTTTCAACGAGAAAATCTCATGACAGATATAAAACAACTGGTCACTGCTGAGGCAGTGAAGGAAGTCATTCGCTCTGAAGAAGTCAGAAGCGTCCTGAAACAAAAACTCCGCCAGAATCTGGAAGAGCGTCTTGATGCAGAAGTGGATTCAATTCTGGATGAATTGCTTGGTGCACAGCCGGAACCATCTCCGGAACTGCTTCCGGAACCACAGGCGGAAGATGTCACCACGGAAAATGGTGATATTCAGCCGGAGTCACCGGTGACGGATATGACAGACACACAACCCGAACCGGGCACAATGCTGTAACGGCGGGGCAGGGCCATCAGTAAAACACTGATGGCCTTTTTTATTTCCGGTAGCACAGGTCTGTCGGGGCGGGGATATGTATCAGATGGAAAAAATATCAACGGGCATAGCCTATGGTACTTCTGCGGGCAGTGGGGGTTACTGGTTTCTACAGTGGTTGGATCAGGTTACTCCGTCACAGTGGGCTGCTATCGGGGTTTTGGGGAGCCTGTGTCTGGGGTTCCTGACATACCTGACGAATCTGTATTTCAAGATTAAAGAAGACCGGCGCAAAGCTGCGCGGGGAGAGTAAGCTGATGAGCAGGAAACTCCACTATGGTTTATCGGTAGCCGTTCTGGCGCTGATTGCCACAGGTGCTTCTGCGCCTGAAATCCTCGACCAGTTTCTTGACGAAAAAGAAGGTAACCACACCACGGCATACCGTGATGGTGCGGGGATCTGGACCATCTGCCGTGGTGCCATCATGGTGGATGGCAAACCTGTCGTCCCGGGCATGAAGTTGTCGAAGGAAAAATGCGCTCAGGTTAATGCCATTGAACGTGATAAGGCGCTGGCATGGGTGGAGAAAAACATCAAATTGCCACTGACTGAACCGCAGAAAGCGGGCATCGCGTCATTCTGTCCGTACAACATCGGGCCTTCGAAATGCTTCACCTCAACGTTTTACCGGAAACTGAACGCCGGAGACCGGAAAGGTGCATGTGCTGAAATCCGCCGATGGATATATGACGGCGGCAGGGACTGTCGGAATCGCTCAAATAACTGTTACGGGCAGGTATCGCGGCGTGACCAGGAGAGCGCGCTGGCGTGCTGGGGAATTGACAGATAAGCAGAATATTTTGCTGAAAAATGCGGTTTGCTCACACGGACGGATAACACGAAATCCTGCGAACTGACAAAAACTAAGTGAATAAAAGTAAAAACCCCGTTTGTTGGCTGCAAGCGGGGTTTTGTGTTTCTGACCTTGGATAAGGCAAGGGAGAACATGGAAAAGTATAAACGAATTCTGTTGAGGTTGACTATGAAAAACGGCCTTGAACTGAAAGCGCCTGTAACTGATGACATCAGCAGAGCACTGGCTTTTGCCATTAAGTGGGTGGCGGTCGGTGTTGCTGTGTCCCCGATGCTGTATGGGCTGGCAAAACTGGTCATTGCGTTGAAATCGTGAAGGGAGGATTAAGCATGTCAGACAAACTCATAACGCTGGCGAAGATCCTCTGTGTAATTGTCGGCATTTCATTTTCACTAATGCTGGTTGCCATTTTCTTTTCCACCGCCTGGCGAGTCCTGACGTTATCGGGACTGGTGGGGTGAAAGAGAGATGAGCCGTGTTCTGTGTGTGGTGATTATTGTCCTGGCGGGTGGCTGTGGTGCGCTGTGGCTGGCAACAGACCATTACCGCGATAACGCCATCACCTACAAAGCGCAGCGCGATAAAAAAGCCAGAGAGCTGGAGCTGGCAAACGCCACCATTACTGATATGCAGGTGCGCCAGCGCGATGTTGCTGCGCTCGATGCAAAATACTCGAGGGAATTAGCCGATGCGAGAGCTGAAAATGAAACTCTGCGTGCTGATGTTGCTGCTGGTCGTAAGCGCCTGCGGATCAACGCCACCTGCTCCGGTACCGTGCGTGAAGCCACCGGCACCTCCGGCATGGATAATGCAACCGGCCCCCGACTGGCAGACACCGCTGAACGGGATTATTTCACCCTCAGAGAGCGGTTGATGATGATGCAGAAGCAGCTGGAAGGGGCACAGGAATATATCCGCACTCAGTGCCTGAAATAAGTTTTGCTGATGCGCCGTATCGTCGCAGTATTCCCGCATTAACAGAGACCTCAGCCAGACACTGGACCTCCTGCGCGAGTGTGTGGGGATAATCAAAAACGATGCACACCGGGCTTTCCACGTTTTCAGGTAACGTGAGCGTTTTCCCGCATGGCCGCCTGTCCGGTGCGGTGGTGGAAGAAACCGGATAAAACAACCATATTGTGTAAATATCAATCAAACAAGACGCTGCTGTGTGAATTCTGAAAAATCACAGCGGTCATTATGCGTCAGTTTTTAACAGAGGACGTCAGAAAGTGACATGGCAAAGCTGGACTGGAAAAAACTGGAGCAGGCATTCCGACGCGAACATGCCGAAACGGGAATAACATTACTGGAGTGGTGCCGTAAGAAAAAGATTAATTACAACACCGCCAGAACCCGTATAAAAATGGGCAAAATCGATCATGAAATCGATCATAAAACCGATCATGAAATCGATCATGAAATCGATCATGACATCTCAGATGAAGAACCCAGCAATGACGCGGGTTCCGACGATGAAAAATGCGCAAAAAATTCTGAAAAAAACTGCGCAAATTCGGCAGAAACGAAACGCAACAGCAGATCGGGCAATCCTCACCCCGTTGCCCGGTTTAGCGACCGTAACACCCACGCCGTGAGACACCGTGGATATGCGAAGTATCTTGAGGCAGATAACCTCATGGATGATGCGTCCGATATGGTGCTGTTCGATGAACTGGTGTTCACCCGTGCCCGCGCACTTTCAGTAACAGGAACACTGAAAAAAATGTTCGCCGACCTGAAAGAGGCGGCTGACGTGGAAACCCGTGTTGCCCTGTACGACAAAATACTTAAAGCCGAACAGGCTCTTGACCGGAATATTGCCCGTATCGAGTCAATTGAACGCTCATTGCTGACGCTGGACGTTCTGGCGGAAACAGCACCAAAACTTCGTGCTGACCGGGAAAGAATCAACGCCGCCAGAGATAAACTCAGAGCGGAAACCGATATTCTGACCAGCCAGCGTCGGGGCGTTGTTACGCCTGTCAGTGACATCGTGTCATCGCTGCATGAAATGAGTAATTCGGGGAGACTGGATGACATTCCGGAAGAATAAACCGCGATGTGATGAATCTGCAGAAATGACTGAGACCGAACAACGTCTGTTCATTATGACAAAACTGAGCAATCCCTGGTGGCGCCTCAATCATCTCTACAAAATACAGAACGAAAAAGGTGAACTGGTCACCTTCAGAATGCGACCGGCGCAACGTCAGTTGTTTCGTAACATGCATAATAAAAACATTATCCTGAAAGCGCGCCAGCTGGGATTTTCCACAGCCATTGATATTTATCTTCTCGACCAGGCATTATTCATACCGCATCTCAAATGCGGGATTGTCGCTCAGGATAAACAGGCTGCCAGTGAAATTTTCCGCACCAAAATTGCTGTACCGTTTGATCATCTTCCTGACTGGCTGAGAGCCTCATTCACCATCGTTGAACGTCGTAGCGGAGCCAGCGGTGGCTATATCCTGTTTGGTCACGGCTCGAGTATCCAGGTGGCAACCTCATTCCGTTCAGGTACGGTGCAGCGCCTGCATATCTCAGAGCACGGCAAAATTTGCGCAAAATATCCGGCTAAGGCGAAAGAACTGCGAACCGGTACACTTAATGCCGTCTCTGATGAGTGCATTATTTTTGATGAATCCACTGCTGAAGGTGTGGGTGGCGATTTTTACGAGATGAGTAACCGGGCACAGGAAATCACTGCATCAGGGCTGGCGCTGACGCCACAGGATTATAAATTCCATTTTTACGCCTGGT